AATATTATACGGATGGCCGCTTTTAGAATTTGAATTTGAATTTGACTTTCTTTTAGGAATTACGAGAATGCCATTTGGGGGGCACATATAAATTGCCCCCCATTTCCCCCGATTGCAGAGACTTAGAGTGCCCCCCAATTCCAAAATGCCTAGAGCCGGACGTTTTTCTATTAAAGCAAAAAATTATTTTCTTACATATCCTCAGTGCTCACTCACAAAGGAAGAAGCACTTTCCCAAATCCAAAACCTAAAAACCCCAACAAATAAAAAATATATCAAAATCTGCAGAGAGTTACACGAAGATGGGAGCCCTCATCTCCACGTGCTCATCCAATTCGAAGGGAAATACAACTGCTCGAATAACAGATTCTTCGACCTGGTGTCCCCAACCAGGGCAGCACATTTCCATCCAAACATTCAGGGAGCTAAATCCAGCTCCGACGTCAAGTCCTATCTGGACAAGGACGGAGACACCCTCGACTGGGGAGAATTCCAGATCGACGCTAGAAGTGCTAGAGGGGGCTGCCAGAATGCTAACGACGCATGCGCAGAAGCCTTAAATGCAGGTTCTAAAGAAGCAGCATTAAATATAATAAGGGAAAAACTCCCAAAAGATTATATTTTTCAATTTCATAATTTAAATGCTAATTTAGATAGAATTTTTTCACCTCCCGTAGAGGTTTTTGTTTCTCCTTTTTTAGCTTCTTCATTCGATCAAGTTCCGGAAGAACTTGAATGTTGGGCGGAGGAGAATGTCAGGGATGCCGCTGCGCGGCCTTGGAGACCGGTGAGTATAGTGATAGAGGGAGAGAGTAGAACTGGGAAAACAATGTGGGCCAGATCACTAGGCCCACATAATTACCTTTGTGGGCATCTAGACTTGAGCCCCAAGATCTACTCTAATGACGCATGGTATAACGTCATCGATGATGTTGACCCCCACTATCTGAAACACTTTAAAGAATTCATGGGGGCCCAGAGGGATTGGCAAAGCAATACCAAGTACGGGAAGCCAATTCAAATTAAAGGGGGCATTCCGACAATCTTCCTATGCAATCCTGGTCCAACATCATCATATAAGGAATATCTGGATGAGGATAAAAATTCAGCTCTAAAATCGTGGGCACTGAAGAATGCAAAATTCATCTTCCTCTCAGAGCAACTGTACTCAGGTACCCATCAAAGTCCAGCACAGAATAGCCAAGAAGAAGACGATCCGCAGGAGGAGAGTTGATCTACCTTGCGGGTGCTCGTACTTCTTCCCAATTACCTGTGCAAACCATGGATTTTCGCACCGGGGAGTACATCACTGCAACTCAGGCAGAGAGTGGCGTCTATACCTGGACGGTCAGAAATCCCCTCTATTTCAAGATTACCAAGCACCTGGAGAGGCCATTCCTGACGGACCACGACGTAATAACAATCCAGGTCCAGTTCAACTACAACCTGAGGAAAGCACTGGGGATGCACCAATGTTTCCTGATCTGCCAGATCTGGACTCGTTTACGTCCTCAGACTGGGCGTTTCTTAAGAGTATTTAATATTCAATGTATGAAGTATTTAGATACATTAGGAGTTATTAGCATTAACAATGTAATTAGGGCTATTGATCATGTACTGTACGATGTACTGGAGGGCACAATTGATGCTCAATTGACACATATAATAAAATATAATCTTTATTAATTCTGCACTGAATCATAGAAGTAGATGCGGATCTTCAGTGTAGCATACACGGGGTTAGAGGCATGAGTACATGCCATATACAATATTAATGCGTTCTCATTGTGATTCTCGTAAGCAGCCTTCTCCTGATGGTTGTACACGACGTGATTGTTGATCTTCCAGAACCTCTTCACCATGACCTGTTCCTTGCACGCGTACTGACCTCCCGTGAGCGTGGCTTGAAACCTATGCAGCACCTGCAGACGATCACGAAGATCGTTCTTGATAGTGGCTGTACTGGGCTCATTGTCGTACATGTTGAATGCCTCGCCGAACCCATAGGGCGTTGTCATAGGACGCCTATCCCTAACTAACCAGAACATGACTGTGTTCGTGTGATTCTTCGTCTTGATGTTCTCATCCATCCATAACTTACCCAGAATGTAAATAGACTTAATACAAAACCTCTTACCAACACGATGGGTAAGCCCATTTCCACGAGTAACATCCGACACACATAATAATGTACCAGTATGACCCACATCATGCTTCTTCTCGAACGACTGGACCTTACAGGGACCCTCACAACCACGGGGCACATCAGGGCTTTTGTACACTCTGTAGAATCTGGGCTTGCGATACATGGGCCTGTTGGTCCATATCCTTTTTTTGTTGGTGACGAGGACAGTGGGGGCAGCAGCACGGCTCATCACGGGGGTGTCGAAGTTCAGACGACGTCGTACCTTCGAGGCGGGAGTTGAAATGACTATATCGGCGGGTCGCTTCGACATAATTGCGAGCACGAATTACTGATATTAAATCTCGTATAAGATCGTGCCCTAATGTGTCAGGCGAATACGTCTTCTCTACTAACTGCAGGTATTTGACTGCTAACATACACCTAAAGCCGTGAACGGTTTCGGGAAACTCGTTTACTAATGGATCCCACATTTTGAATTTACCTTCGAGGGGAAGTTATTTATGACGGGACCACACGGATATCTAAGCTTTGAGCGCGCATTCTCATTGGCCGACCAAAGATAGTGCGTGGGAACCACTAAAGCGAAAGGGGACAAAAATTTGCGCGGCCATCCGGT